ATAATATCGCTATCAGTATGAAAAAATCTATGGTTAATTATTACATCAGTATCGTAATCTAATGGCAGTTCCATATAAGCCTGTTTAATTTCAAAATCATATACATCGGTTATTAAAGTATCTTTTGCTAATATTATTTGCGGTGTATTATAAGGCTTACCACTCCAAACTCTTGGGCTAAAATATTCGCCTTTTTTCCACCTTTCACCAGCCCTTATTGTGTGGTTTTTCATTTCTAAAATGCTCTCATTTATTTCAAGTCCTTTTGGATAGTCCATAAGGTTATTTCTTGAAAATAATGAGTTGTAGAATTTCTCCACAAAATAAGTAGGCTGCCCAGATTTCGGATGATATGCTGGAAATGTTCTACTAAATGTTATTACTTTTGCCATCGCTTTTTTTATTTTAAATATAAATTACTGCCCTACGCACATGCTAACACACCAACATAACAGCACCTTAGCGCAATTACCTTCCCACAAGCCAACGCAAACTGCGCCAAGCTGCAAACCGTTACCTGCTATGCTGTGACAACAACTCCGACAATTCACGAAGCTGGTTAGCGTGTTCAGGTTTTAATATAAATTCATCCCATTGCCCATATCTGCATTTATAACCAAATATGTATTTTAAACCAGCTTTCAATCTTCTCAAAAAGCCGTGTTTTACCAAATGAATATGGCAGTAGGTTAAGTTATCTTCATTATCGTGTTCAATGATAATTTGATGTTCACGGCTACTGCAATCGCAAATAAGCACAGCAGGTAACATCGGTTTGGCAAAATTGCCGTTTTCATTTTCAATTGACATTTTATCTTAATTTTAAAGTTTGTACTACTAATGAAGTTTTGTGTTCGGCAACTTCGCCAAGCCGAGAACCGTTACCTGACATAAAAGGAAGGCGACAATGCTTCGATTTCAGTTCGTGTATAATTCATTGCTTCTAATTGCTTTTCCCATTTATCAAGCAACATTACATCACCTAATGAGTATTCGGTTTTACTTTCGTTTTTGGTATTTAGTTCCTGAATTTTACGGCAGGTAACAGCACCTATACCCAATTGGGCAGTTTCTTTGTTGTTTAAGTTTTCGTGTTCCATATTTACTTTGTTTTAAGTTGATAATTTTGTGTTTAAAATTGCCCAACTGGGCATAGCTGCAAAACGTTATGACCAATGCTAACCGACTTCATAAGCCGACAAAGCCTTTTGACACAAATCTGTTATTTCATCCAAGCCAATACCAATAGGGTCGCCTTCTGAAATTATTTTCAAAGCCAATACGGTAGTGTCGGCTGACAGTTGAGCTTCTTTCATTGCACTTTCAATCCAAACCTTACGGAAGGCTTTGTCTAAGTGTGGATTAAAGTCTTTGTTTTTTTTCCATTCTTCATAAGCATTTTCAATTCTGCTTACTACTTCTTGCGATACTTGATTTTTTGACATATTTCTGTTTTTAAATTATTCGACAAAAAGCACTGGGCATAACACGTGTTTTGCGTTAATTAAATTAATTATTCCAATTAAACATTTGTGATAGCAACAACACCAATACGCAAACCGTTATGCTCCATTTTACTTTACCAACCCACTATTGTATAATTTAGCAGTTTTAGCAACGCAGCCAACTAAACCTAACACACTCGCTGACGTAGCGCACTCTTTTGATCTTTTAATAGCTTCTTTTCTTCTGCTTTTATCAGGATAGTTAATTCTAACTTTCACAATTAATTCTATTGTTTCTTCCATTTTATGTATTTATTTTAGTTAATAATTTCGTTAATCCTGCTCACGCAAACCGTTAGCACTTCAAAAATTCATGAGTTAACTCCATTGCCTCGCTTGGGTGAGTCATTTCTAATTTACTTATCCGCTCCAATAAGTTAGACTTTGATTTACTTTCAACATGCCATTTATCGGCAAGTAACTCACTTTTGATTTGTTTGGATATTTCGGTTAAAGCAAACAAAACATTGTTATCATAACTATTCATGTTATTTGCTATTGTGGTACTGATTAGGTTATGTTTCCGGGCTAATTCTATTAATCTTAATTCAGTCATTTTGTTTTTTTAAATACTTATTCAACTTAATCCTTGAAGCCTTACCAATTGAGTAACTAAAGTGTGTGGCTACTTTCTTACTTTCAATTTTTTTACGCTCAAAACGAACGCCAATCTCTTTTTCAATCTCACCAATCCGAGTGGGTAGCTTTGTTGTTATGCGACTTACCGCTGCCGTGTACGTTGTTAGTGACTTGCCTTGCAAGAACAAACTAACTATTTTTTGTTTTTGTGTCATTATTTTTTACAATAAGTTAAGTTCTTTGAATTTTAAATAAACAATTCTTTTATCTTCATGGCTGAATTTTCTTTTATCGAACCACGAATTAATCATTTGCCTTTCTTTGTTTTTTTCATGTTTTTCTAAGATTTCAGGCGTTTCAAGATACCACTCTACAAATGAACCCCCATAAGCCTGATAACCAAAATCCCCAAACCAATCCCTCTTTGATGCGTTAATCAATCTTACACCATTGGACAATATAGCCTGTGTTTTTGTAAGTCTTTCAACTGTACTAAATTTGTAGGTAATTTCATCTGACCAGCGGTGATTGTGTTTGCTGTATAACTTATCACCAACTTTTAAAAATTTGTTTAATTCTTGCTCGCTCATTTCTGTAATTGTTTTAGTTTATCATAATCAAAATACTTCAAGTAATTCGACATCATAAAGTGGCAATTAGTAACACCTAACTTTGAGTAGTCTAATCTCAAAGCATTATCAATTGCCTTACCTGCTGCAATTGCTTTGTGTAAGTCTTTATGATTTGAATAATATTTAATTGCTAGTTGTTGGTACATTTTAGGTCGGAAAATACTGTTGCTACTACTGTTCTCTTTACTCCGTACTCTTTTTTAGTAAATCCTACTGCTTGTTTTTCAAAATTGAAACCATAAGATTTTCCAGTTTTCCAAATTGTAGCAAAAGTTAAATTATTTGCTGTCATTACTTTCTTTGCGTCTGTGATTGCTTCGTTTAAAGTTGTCATTTTATTTGTTTTGATGGTGTAAAATTACAAACTCTTTTTTAATTTTCAAAATAAATTTAAAACATTTAACACTTATTTTTGCTAACTGTTTGATTATCAACAAGAATAATTTTAAAAAAAATCTTTGTTAGGTTCTAAACTTTGCATCTTATTCTGTTCATCAACTAGTGAGTAGAACTCCGTATATTGACCAACAAAGCCTAACAACTCCGTACCTATTCCAACGTGTCTATTTTTTGCATTGATAACAAAACACTTATTCGTCACATCAATGTTTTGCCCGTTAACCTCCCATTCATTCACTCCGTAATACATAGGGCGAAACAAGAAGTAGATGCTGTCTGCATCCTGTTCCAAGTCACCACTATTCCTTAAATCACTTAAACGTGGCAAACGTTCGTTTATAGGTCGTTTCTCAATATCTCGACTTAATTGACTTAAACAAATAATCGGTATATTCAAATCCTTTGCTAATCCCTTTAATCGGTTGCTTATGTAGCCTGTTTGGTTTGTTTTGTCATTACCATACTTACCCGTGTTAATCAAGCCAATGTAATCAACAAACAAAATTTGAATCCCAAAATTACGTTTCATTTGTTTTGCCCTTGCACATAGCACATCAATATCAATGGAGCTAGTTGAATCAATCCAAAACGGTTTATCTTTTAACCGCAACAAGGTCCCATTAACATTACTAAACTCCAATCGATTAATAGTTCCTTTCCTTAATGCCTCGCTGTTAATTTGGTTTTCGCTGCTAACAATCCTGTTAAGTATCTGCATTGAACTCATTTCTAAACTAAACATTCCCGTTTTGATTCCATCCCTAAAACAAATGTTACGAATAGAACTAATGATGTAAGCAGTCTTACCCATACCCGGACGACCTGCAATTAAAATAAAATCAGACTTACCATACATCCCGTACTTATCCATTTCAGTAAAACCGGTGCTAATAGCCACCTCACCTTTGCCGTCCATTAAGTCGCTGAGGTCGGTCAGGTATTTATCCCCTAAACTTTCAATTGTTTCAAATGTATTAGAGGTACTCACTTCGTTAACTAAGTCTTGCAAGTCGGTTATTAACTTGGCTTGTACGCCTAAAGGGTCTGAGTTGGGCTCACTCATTGAATGAAAGGCATTCATTAACTTATTACTAATTGAAGTCTTTAAGTAGTTTTCAATCAAATAACGGGCGTGACTGTAGATGTTAGCCGAACTTGCAACCCTTTGAGTTAACGAACTGATGTAAAAAGCACCCCCTACTAAATCAAGTTGTTTCTTTTCCCTTAACTTCTGAACTATTGTAATAAGGTCGATACTTTTATTTTCTTTATCTAAATCGATTAAGGAGGCGAATACAAGCCTGTTTGGTTCGTGGGTGAAGCATTTATAGTTTAAATCATTTTTAACAACGTCTAGGGCATTATTACCTTCTAGTATAATTGCACCTAAAACAATCTCTTCGATTTCGGTTATGTTATTGTTCATGCTTTTCCTAGTTTAATTGTTGGTGTTGTATTTGTTTGTTGGAGTTGTTTTTCTTTAATGTAAGGTAGTGTGTTTAATAGTTTTGGTTTCCATTTCTTAATCTCTTTGTCATTACCGTCTTTCCAGTCATTCATCACCCAGCTATCATATTTTAACTTTAAAGAATCCAAACATACATTCTGTTTATTTTCAATGGCATATTGCTTAAACTCTTCAAAAGTGGGTATTACTTTACTTTCTTTTACTTTACTTTCTTTTACTTTACTTTGTTGAACGGTCGTTGAA